GCTTTTTCATTTCTTCAAAGGTTCAGGTGTCCTACAACACGCCTACATCCTTCTTTCCCAGTCCGCGAGATTCCGAGCATTTGGCATCCCTTTCAGGAGCGCACCTCGGTCTTATTGCAGGTGACCGGCCAAGCTAAACCACGTTTATCATCTATGACCGCTGTCATCCAACCCGTGCACGCTTCTAAGCAACGCGCCATCTGTACCTCTACAGACGGAGCGCCGATTCATCATACCAATCGCTCGATATGATTCGGCAAAGAAGCAGCCCGTAGGGCGGGACCGCTAAATAGTGTGGCGTCTTACGGCGTTAGACCCTCGCATCATTCTTTCGGAAGAGATTTTCCAACTTCTATCAGGCATTCGCCAACGTCGAAATCCTCGTAAGGCGGCAATTGTTCCTCAGGTTCCACCATCAAAGGAAACGTAAGTTCCCTGGCGGCTCTCGGAGTAACATACCATCTTCTCGTCTCTGCCCAAGTCGGCCTAGAAAGCTTCGAACCTTCGCCAAATCCCGAAAGATAAGGTAAAAAATTCGGAGCACTAGGACGAATCTCGGACAGTTTCAAGAAGAAGTCTAAACGAGATCTCTTCGCTAACGATTTAAATTCACATGAAAATTTCCATGCGGCCATCTCCCGGGCGCTCTTCTTCCTGTCCTCTCTCATTAATGAACTTGGCTTGACAAATACGCAACGATCCTTCGGCACTACCACATTGTGGTCGGGACCAAGGAAAGGTATGTCGTAAGTCAATGGACTCATTAAGAGCGAAAATTTTCTAGTGATTCTCCACGCCAAATCGCCTCGGAAACCAAGTTCCAGAGTAGTCAAGCGCTGATTCTTCAATGTCCCTAAGTGCCATTTGAAGAATTCAACTCCCGCTCTGTAACGTTGAGTTCCGTGAATTCCGACGAGAAAACTTTCGAAAGTTTCCGACAACGAAGTAACGTCCTCACACTCTCTAAGCATACCGAATCTAAGGGTCTGGCGAACGACGTAACGACCGTGCTTACGCACTATCAACGTCGAATTCAAAGTCCCGTAAGATTCGGACACACTCGTTTTTGTCTCTTCAACTTCAAGCCCTAGATGTTTGACTGTGTCCATCCACTCCCTTGAGAACTCGGGTGAGGATTGGAACAGAATATCATCGCCATTGATCAGACAGGGTTTATCTTCGCCACCCGCCCATGCGAACGCAATGTAGTTTTGTAAGCATAAAAGCGGAAAGCTTAAATAAGACCCCATCATCTGGCCTCTGGTAGGCGTGAAATCAATCCCATGTTCAAGCGAAAACAAATTCGGCCTTAATATACCAATCGCGGCCTTCTTAACAGACTCCGGCACAGAGACCGCAGTTGAAAGAAGACTTTGAAGTATAACCTCGGCAACCTCTAGGGAAAGGTTGTCAGTGGCCGACTTGTAATCGCCTGACGTGAGAAATTCT